ATTTTCAATATATAGTCGTACTTTTCTAACTTGTTCTTCATCCAATTTCAATTCAAACATCTTCTAATCCTCTAAATCTTCCAAATACATTACAAATTCCCCACTCTTATCATCAATAGACAACACAGTATATTCTGTTGTATTTATTTCAATACGATCCCCTGCTTCTGGGAGAATTTCAAATTTTTCAAGAACTTCTTTTTTTCTTAAAGATAAACATACTCCTGGTTGAAAAAGACCTAAATCATGTTCAGCTGATTTATCCATGTATTCTTGAACAAATTTCTTTTTAGAAAAAATTCCTGATACTCTAATTCCCTCAATCATTACTTTTTCTGCAAATTCCTCTTCATTAAAAAATACTTTTTCTAAGTCTTCTTCTAATTCATCTTTAAAATTCATTTTATTTCTTCTTTCCTTTTCCTTTTTCGTTATTTTCTTTTTCAACTTCTTCTTGCGAATCTTCTTCTATAATTTGTAAATATTCCTCCATTCCTTTATAATCTTCTTCTTCCATTTGGAATGTTTGTCCACTTGTATATAAGATATTATTATGACGAACACTTGTGTTTATTACTTTTACTAACATACTTTTTTCTCCTTTCATAATTTCCAAGCAGGAAAAATCCTGCTCGGAATTTTTTAATTTCGATACTTGCGAAATTAAATTACTTTTGCAAACAGCCATCCTCTTGCATCTCTAGGCATGATAAACGGTGCAGAATGCAATTCTACTTGATTATCTTCAGATCCTATCACTGCATTTTTACGAATAGCAGCTTGCCCAATGAATAACTCTGCATCATCAGCAGATAAAGAATCTTTCTTAAAAGGAAACGCTCCATAGTGTTTCTGAAATGACCCTGCTTTTCCCAAAATAGCTGTTCCTTTCGGTAATAATTTCATAGTTTTTTCAGGATTTTCTACTGTCGTATAAATATCTTGGAAAGAGTACACATTTAAATCTAATTCCGGAATATGCATAATAAATTTTGCTCCTTCTCCAATTTTCTTTGGATCTACTTGTATTAAATTTGAATTGTATCTCTTCTGTACATCAATAATCTTAGGATTATTTGTCAAAGGTTTAATCACATCCGGAGAAACCACCAAGGAATCTACAATTTCTCCTGTTTCTTCCTGAATAATATCTTGTTGTTCTCTTAGATAAGAAATAATATCTGCATCTGCATGATCCCATTTATTGTTTCCTGATAAAACTTCTTTTCTAAAATTTGTCGTAAATTGAATCCCTTTTTTTCCTTCTTCTTGTGGTAAAATTCCTGTAATAAGAAGTTGTGTTAACATCCATTGCTCTGTTCTTGATTGAACTTCTTTCAAGTAATTCAACTCTTCTGCTACTTGCTTTGCAGCGTTCGTTTGAGGATTGGAATATAAATTCTGTCCAAATTGTTGCTTTAAAATCTTATCTGCCTCTGCAATTGTATATGGCTTTATCATAGATGGTTGGTACACAGTTACTTCATATCCAGTTCCTTGTACTAATGTTCCGGAACTTCTTCTGCCCACTATAGGAGCAATAACCTGTCCATTCGATTTTGTGTGAACCTCAAATTTTGCAGTTGGTTGTTCTTTTATTTTTCCAATAAATAAATTTAATAAAAATAATTTTGGTCCTTTAATTTTCTTGATTGCTTCAATTAATGCAATAATATCGTACATAGCTTCCTCCTTCTATTTAAAATAAATTCCTTTTTTCTGTGCCTCAAAATCTAAATCTGTATCATTAGTGACGCTACCGAAAACAATCGCCTTTCTATTAAATTCTCCACCAATGTACACTGTTACTACTGCATTTTCTTCCAAAGTACAATCCTCCTCTGCAAATATTCCTGCAATATTAGTTGCTTGTGTACATTTCTTCATTCTGTCATTTTCAGAATCGTATTCTAATAACTCACCTTGTTTATATTCTCCTGCTTCCATTTTTATATCTTTTCGCACAATTGGAGCTTGTTTTCCTCCAATTAGCTGTTTATATTCCACTTTTGCCATAATTCCTCCTTTATTCTTCTTTTCCTACATTTGCAAAATTCACGATTTGATCAATATAACTCATAGTTGTTTCTGACTGATTTGCTCCCGGAACTTCGTTGAGAATATTTGCATCTTTTTTCATAGATTGCAACTTATCTTTGTTTCCATTTTCCAATTTTTTTTCTGAATTCACTATATTTTGAGCTTTTAAAATTTCTAGGGAAATTTCATTAGCTGACTTGATATCTTCATACTTTGCTTTATTTACAATTTCTGCTGCTCCTTTAAAATTCATCATTTCATCCAATGCCTTTATTCTATTTCTTTCTTCCTTTATCCCCTCCTCTCGAATTTGGTTATAAATTTCTGGAAAATTTTCTTTCAAGAAATTTAGTGTCAAATCCGCTTTTTTTATAATTAATTCTGTATTCCCTGCCATTACTTTTTCCTCCTTTTTTTCATTTAATAATTGATAATCAATGCAGTTTACTAAACTATTTATTTTAAACTCCTCAATCTCATCTATAAATTTCTTTTCCAAAGCCTCTTCTGCTGTCATAGAAGTTTCTTGATTCATTAACTCTATAATCTCTTCCTCTGAAAGACCTGTTCTCTCTTTATAAGCATTTACAATCTTACTTTTTTCTTTATCCAGTTCTTCCGCCCTTTTTCTCAGACTATCTGCATCTCCACTTGTATTCATTATCCATGGATTGTGAATTACAAATGCTCCTAACGGATTCATTTTAATAACATCTCCAGCCATTGCTACAATAGTTGCAACAGATGCACATATACCATCAATCATCACTATTTTTTTCGCTTTATGTTGCTTTAACGCCGCATAGAGAGCTGTTCCTGCTGCAATATATCCTCCCGGAGAATTTATTCTTAATGTGATTTCAGTAACATCGTTTAAATACAACTCTAAATCTTCTGCAATCTCCTGTGCAGATACATCTTGATACCATTCATTTCCAATCATTCCATACATCAAAATTGTAGCTTTGTTATTTTCTTTTTTAATCAGATTCAAATATTCCATATTTTTCCTCCATTTCTTTTTCGGCTTTTCTTTGTTTTGCATTGCTTTCATAATCTGTTCCATTCAGCTCCAGACATTCTTTTGCTTTCGTAGATAAATTATGTTTAATTTTTAATATACTTGCTGTTACTTCTTTGACAGGATCCAATTGTCCTTGACTTGTTCCATACCATTCTGCTTTTAAATAAGCTCTTCTGATAAATGGATTTTCTTTATATCCTTTTAAGTCTAAGTAACCTTCATATACAATTTCATCCATAAATTCTTCAAAAACCGGTTGGCAAAAATCACTTATGAAGTCAGCTTTTTTGCTTTCAAACACTGCCCATGCTTCATTCATTGCTGCTTTTGATGCACTATAATTACTATTGAATGAATTTAACAATACTTCTACCGGCAATTCCAAAGCTGCTGCTATATGTTTTGTCATAGCACTAAAAAAGGCATCAAAATTAGCATTTGGTCGACTTGGATCTGCAAATTTTACTGTTTTTCCCTTGGGTAGTTCTTGAATATTTCCATTTCCTAATGTAATATTCAAATCTCCATCTTCTTCTTGCTCCTCTTCTACATTTTCATAGGAACTTTCTCCAGGTGGAGTAGATAAATCACTCGTAGGAGAAGTTTCGATAAAAGCAGTAAATAATGCACTAATCACAGCATTTGTTAATTCTGCTAAAGAATATTGTGTTAAATGAAACAAACTTTCAATCACCGGAGCTAACAACGGTACCCCTCTTCTTTGTCCAATTCTTTCTCGTCCTTTTAAAATCAGAATATTTCTTCTTCCAGTTTTTTCTCCAAAAATAGGAACTCGGATACTTTTACTGTCATATTCATCTACATAAAAATAACAAGCTACCGCAACTCCATTTTTATCCTTTTCAATTCCATTTTTTATATCTTTATCAAAATTTGAATATGGATTTTTACAACGAATGCTATCAATCAATTGAACCTTTAATTCAAATAAATCTCCTTTATACTTTTTAAATGGCAATAATGTGAAGCAATCCCCATCAATTAACATTGTTAAAAAAGCTAAGGCTTGCAACTGATAAAAATTAGATTCTCTGTAGAAATCACATTCCTTACTTTCAGCCCACATCTCCCATATGAATTCAATTGCTTTTTCTATTCTCATTGCCTCTTCTTCTGATATTTTCAATATATCTGTATTTAAAGTGCTTTTCATTTTCAAGCCTTTTCCAACTACACTTGTCTTAAACTTTTTAATCGCAGATGTCGATATCGTATTTCCCATGAATAACTCTCTCGATCTTGCTGTTAGAGTATCTTTCGTTAATCCAATATCTTCATCCGCTGTTTTCAATCTATCAAAAGATAATTTAAAAGCATTTTTAGTTTTGGAGGCTCCATGTTGAGCATAATTCATAAAATCATAATCAATATTTACTGCTCCCGGCATTTTTCCCTCCTTTAATCATTTTTTACTACCACTCTGTAATTTTTAATCTTTCCTGATGATTGATTTCCAACTTCTTCACATTTTAATTCCCAGTACTTTAAGCCTTTTTGAACATCTTTTAAATCTGCTCGGGTCAATCTTCTTCCTTCAATTTCGTATTCTTGTCCGGTTAGAATTTTTTCTTCTGCTTTTAAATACTGTTGATATTTTTCTTGACACATCTTAAGTGTCAAACCACTATATTTCCCCATTAAATTTTGACACCTCCAGTGCTAATTCTTTTCTTTTTCTTCATCACTTTTGGAGCTTCTCCTATTCTTAATTTTTCTAATTTTTCTAAGTTAATATTATGGATTTTAAGAGCTGCTGTTGCATAATTCCTACAATCCAATGCTTCATTTCGCTCTCTTATTTTTTCCCAAACAACTCTTTTATTTTTAATTTTTTTCACTTCTGCAGTTAGTGATTTAAAATAATCTGCTCCATAATTTCTCATAATATTTTTTGGGAAATGACAATATCCAGGTCCTTGTTCTTTGATTTTTAGTCGTCCATATGTAATATCTTTCAAGGCATTCACTCCTAAAGACAACAAATCAATCTTGTTATTTCGAGTTCTACGAAATCCATTATTGATTGGAATCGCTTCTCCTCCAAGCCCTTTGATTCCATACACCCGTTTTAAATTTTGCCTCGGATTCACATAATCATAAGTTCTTTCTGTATTATGTCCTCCGGTATCAATACAAGTAGAATAAATATTTAAAAAATTTCCATTAGCTTTATAATATTTTTTCTCCAGTACCACATCTAAAGCATTCCATACCTCATCTTCCTGTGGATTTCCTAAAATAATTCCGTGTTCAATCCCCCAAGATTCTTCTCCTATTCCCCAGCCAACGACTTCGTATTCTATCCATTTATCCTGAATATCTACTCCACAAGTAAGTATTAAAACCTTTTCTGGTATCTCAAAATAGTCTTCCACTCTTTTTTCTAAAGCTTCCCAATCTACCTTTTCTTTTACTTCTTCCTCATAAGTTTCTGCTAGAACAGTATTGATAAAAACAATTCTTCGTTGATCATCTTCATCTTTTTCTATGTCTAACCATTCTTTCACTATACTTTCCCAAGTTCTCCAAGGACTTACTAAAGCATTTAAATGGAAGCCTTGTTTCGAAAGTCTTTCTGGATGTTCGTGTATCCATTTTCCTTTTTTTTGATTATCTCGCTTCCATTCCCACTCTTCTGCCATTCCTCCACAATGAGGACAAACCATCTTAACTTCTTCTCCAACCTCATTCCATGTCAAGTTTTCAAATTTTAATGGAGTATATTCTTCACAATGAGGACATGGCAGGTACCATCTGCCCATAGTAGAAGCATCATATTCCATTTCAATTTCAGAGCTTCCTTTAACCGTAGGAGTTCCGGTTATAATCCGTTTATCAATTCCTACAAATGTAGTAGTTCTCTTCTTCGCTAATTCTAAAGGAGAGCCTTCATTCCCGGAACTTTTTGCGTATCTGTCCACTTCATCGCACAAAAGTAATCGAATCGGTCTGGAAGCTAATTTGTTTTCTCGAAATGTTCCAACAAATGCAATAAAGCCTCCGAAAAAAGTTTTATGACTGAGAGTATTTCCTGAATTTTTTTGATTTGGATCTTTTAATAACTTTCGCAGTGAAGGAGTATCTCGAATCATAGGACCTATTCTTTCCTTCGAATAAGCTATAGCATTATCATCTGTTGGCTGTACCATAAGCATTGGACAAGGATCTACCTCAATATATCTACCTATGACATTATTCAGCAACTCTGACTTTGCCAGCTGTGCTGCTGCCATCACTACTAAATCCTGAACATATTTTTTTGTGACCGTTTTATAAATCTCTATCATGTATGGAGTTCTTGCTGTACTCCAACGTCCCGGTTCCGCAGCACTTTCTTTTGAGAGAACCCTATTCATATCCGCCCATTCCATAACATCTAAATCCGGTGGAGGTTGTAGTATTTTTAAAATATCAGTTATCAATTTCTTCGTTTTCTTCTCCAGCATTCATTACTCCTCTATTTTCAAACATGTTCGGATTATATTGAGACAACTCATTCAAAGCTTCTCGAACATGTTTATCAATAATTTCTTCCCAATCTTTTTCCTTCGTTTGCTTTAAATCAATTAACATTTTTCTTGACATTCCCATCATTTTCGATTTAAAACCAACTAGAATTTGTGTCATAACATACTCTATGTCACTCGCTTTATGATATTCTGCCTTATATGTTTTCAATTTAAACTCAGACATCATTCTTTGAGCCTTTTTTAATTTTATCGTTTCATCATTCGCCCTCATGTATGATTTCAAATTTTCCTTTAAGTGATATTTCCCTTCTGAATTTCTTTGCAGTATATTTTTTGCAGTTAAATTTCTTATTGTTTTATCAGTGACACCTATGATTTCTGCCAATGTTTTCTCTGATACATACTCACCTGTATCCATTCTTGATTTTTTTAAATATTCTTGAATGCAAGAAATAAGATCATATCGCCCATCTTTTTCTTCAAAAATATCTCTAACATGTCTTGCAGAAATTCCTAATATTTGACTAATGGTTTCCGCTTTTGCTAATATTTTTTTCATATATATCCCTTTCAAAAATTTGGGAACTTGGAAAAACAACAAAAATTTTGAGACATTCAAGTTTCTGGGCTCGGGACAGGTGCGAACTGTTTAAAATCTTTTCCCAGTACCTATTCATCCAGGATTACCTCTTCTTCATCATTTTCATTCATAAGCTTTTCTGCTCTTACTTCTGCTAGATAGTTGAAACCAAACATATTGTTAAGTTCTTTTATCGCTGCAAGTTGTGTTGACAATGGTATCTTCTTAGATACAGTTCTTCTGACTAATCTTCCATCCGGATTGGTTTCATCAATGTATTCTGTTTCCTTCACTCCTGCATCCACTGCATCTATAATTGCTTTTAGTTTCCTCGCCATTGCCAGAGCCCCCAGTCCAACATCTTGAAATGCTATTTCCCTTAACTTCTTAATGCTTGTAGCCATCTTCATACTTCTCTCAATATTGGCTACTTTTGTCTTAGGGCTATATCCGGCTTTTATCTTTGCTTCCTCTTTTCCAATTCCAGACATTCTATACCACAAATACTTACTTTGAATTTCTGTCAAGTCCTCTATTTCGGATATTTTTGCATATTTTTTTAGCTCAAGTTCTTCCCGAATCTTCTCATACTCTTCTAAATATCTCCGTATCCAAGAGATGATTGTATTGGTAGAAATTTTCGTTCTTTTATTTATTTCTAGATATTTTTCTTTTTTGGTTTTTCCAAACCCCATGTGAGTAAGCTGAATATAGAGCTCCAAGACTTCAATTTGTTTTTCATGTAAGTTCTCCACACTCAACCTCCTTCTTATTCAAATTCTAATTGTTCTAAACTCTTCTTCTGATAGATCCGTTATCTTCACACAATTCAATTCTTTGATTCCCAGTTTAGCAGCAGCTTCTATTTATGATTTCATTTATATTTAGTTTTATAATCTCCATTTGTCACCTCCATGGTTCTAAATAGTTCTTACTATTTGAATTTTTATTTCTAATTTTTTGAAGTTCACTTTTAGAAACGAAGTCCCTTATAATTGTTATCGCGAGAAGAGAAAAAATACTTTGTGATTTAAAGCCAAGTTTTGACGATTTCTCTCAAAAAACACGCAATCTTTTTTGCGTATTTTAAGTAAGAAAACAAGTAAAATGCTTTAAATTATTGCATTTTACCTCACATTTTTGTAATAAGATTTCATTAAAAAAAATTTCTAATCGTTCTATATTGTTGAAAAAATCTCGCTTTGGAGAAGCTCTCTCTTGTGAATTTCTTAAAGTATTTCGAATTTTTACACGATAATATTGAAGCTGTCTATATGATTTTTGATTTAATTTTGTAACAATGTCATCTACAATGCTTTCATCTAAAATCCATTCTGAATAATCTCTGAGAATGTTTTCTAACTCTCGACTTTTGAAACCTTTTAATGCTTTTTCTAACTTTTTACTCGCCCTCTCAACTTCGTGTAACATCAAATGAAATAATTGCTTACAAAGTTTTTCTGATATTTGTCTCCTCATTTCTTCTATCGTAATATCTCTTGCATAGTGACTTTTAAAAAGTTTTTTTATAACTCCTCTTGTCAAAAGATGTTCAAGCCTTATAATTCCTCCACGGATTTTTTTTTCGTGGTATTTGTTATGTTCAAAATTTTTTCCATAAAGCCGAATTTTCCAACCCTTCACAGGTTTAAAAATAAAACCTGTGGTATAAAATTTGTCATCCATTTTTGCGTAATTGTAATATTGTGTTTTGTCTAAATCATAAAAATTTCGTGATAGTGCCCTGTAAAAAAATACAACAATGTTGTGGTAGTAATAAAAACTTTTGATTTTTTCTTGTGTAGTGAATTCTAAAAAATCATAAGCTAACTGTTCTGTCTTTACTTTTTCTCCCGTGATTTTTCTTACAATCTCAACAATATCTTCTTCTGTTTTTTTCCTACTTTCTTCCGAATCTTCTAAAAGAATATTATTCTCATACCGTTTTCTCGGATATGAAAAGTCAATTCTTAATACTCTATGTGTCCTTTTTTCTTCTATTTTTATTTTGTTGATATTTTGATGGTTAATGTCAAAAGTTGTTGTTTTCCTGCTAATAGCATTAGAAATTGCTTGGGGATAATATTTTGTGATGTAAGCACTAAGATCAAACATTTGCATACTAACTCCAATGGATACACATGCTCTATCTAATCCATACATTACTTTTCCTTGGGAATTAAATGTAATGGAATTCTAGTGACTTTACCACATTTTTTACATTCAAGAAAAAGATAGTTTTTATTGCAATCAATTTCAATTCTTACTTGACTACTTGGGAAAATTTTTCCTTTTTTCACAGTGTAAAGAAAATTGCTACACTTACAGTAAGTAGTAGCTTTTATAAAATCTTCAGTGTAATCCATACAAATACCACTTATTTTTAATTCTCTGATATATTTCTATTTCTGCATTTGGATATTTTTTCTTTACCTCTGCGAATTTCTTTATACAAGCTTCTTTGCAAAAAAAGAGCTCTTTAAAAACTATCTTCTTGTATTTTTCCCCTTTTATTTCCTCTGTTCCCTCAACGGCTTTAATCATCCAATTTTGGTTATCCATTGAAACTCCTTTTTTCAAAAAATAAAAGAGCCGAGAACTACCTCACGATAGTCCCGACTCTCTAATTACATAGAATCTTAACGCATATTTGACCCCTTCAGTCTAATCATTGTTTTTTTCCCACAAGAACATGTTACTTTGGCAACATCCCCATGAATGGAAACTTTGACAGACTTCGGAAAATTCCAACATTTTCCTTCTCTGGATACTATAAATTTTCCACAGGTACAATAAGTGTTTTCTGTTATTTTTTCACTCATAATATTTCCCCTGTTTTATATCTAATTAGCTAATTTAAGCATAGTATTTTCTGGACTTCATCAATTGCTTTCGGATTATTTCCCTTCAGAGCATACCTTAGTCCACAATCTGTTTTGTATGATGTTTGCTCTCGTAATTCAGAAAATGTCATATCTAAATCAACTAAAGTCTTTTTCACTTGTTTAAAAAAACTTATATCTTTAAATTCTCTTGCCATATGACCCTCCTTTTGTAAAAGACTATATCATATTTTGTGCCAATTGGCAACAAGTTTTTTTTCAAAATTAAAAATATCTTTTATCTACCTATCAAAATGCCTTATTTTTTAATATTTTTTGCTAAACAAAAAAAGAAAAAAGAATGGAATTTTATTTCCACTCTTTTTATTCAATTCCTAATTCTTTTTTTATTGCTTCTTGCAATAAGCTTGAAAAATTCAAACTATGATTTTTTGCGACTTCATTTAGCCAACTAGGAATTGACACATTTTTTCTGACAATTTGACTTTTACATTCCTTCACATACTGTTTCATATTCATACTTATCAAAGTTTTAAAGCTTTCTCCCGAAACTAGATATTCTTTTTCATCTTCTTCTAATTCAACAGAAACATCTTTTAAATCGCTTGCTTTTGGTAATTCTCTTCCAGAGATAAAATCATCATAAAGCCATGTCCCGATATAATCCTCTGCCATTTTGATAGCTTCTTCCAATGTTTCTCCCTGTGTACCTCCATTACCAAGATCCGGAAAAATAACAACATAGCCCCCTTCTACAGCTTTGTGAAATATTGCTGGATAAACTAACATATAGCACCTCCCCGATATGCACAAGCAAGGGCTATTTTAGCCCTGCTTGCTTTAAAATTGCTTGTTCCATTCCTTTCTTTAACTCTTTAGTATGGACTGGAACTTGAGTAAGTTTGCCAGTACTCTGATTATAAAATCTTTTATGAGAACCTTTTCCGCCTTTAATTTCGACGAAACCGTTTTTTAAAAGAAATTTAATCATTTCCTTTGACGTCATCGGCATGTCCCTCACCTCAATTAAATTATACACAATATTGTGTATAATGTCAATGGATTTTTAGAAAAAATATATAAATTTCAACTTTTTATAAAATTAAAAAGTACTGTATACTCCGATTACTTTTCCCAACTCTTTGTAATCATCACTTTCTCTTACTAAAATAGGAACACATTCTCTATTTTCACTCAGAAGCATTAAATCATCTCTTTCTGTTACTTTTTTTCTTTTTATAAACCAATCCCCATTTAAGAAAAATACTCCAATCTCATTATTTAAAATCTCTGTATTTTTTTTAACTATAATCAAAGAACCATTTTTTATTTCGGGAATCATGCCATTATCTTTTACTCGAATCGCACATAAATCTTTTATATCTTTTTCTATCTTTAATGGCAAGTAAATTTCATTTTCTGTCTCTTTTACTTCATTAGAAAAATTCCCAAAGCCCGCTGCTATGGATGAATATATTTTTATTTTTTTCATATTATTCATTTCTGATGAGAGCTCTAAATTTTCTTTTTTATCTAAATACCCAATTTTTTGAAATACCTTCACAGTATCAATATTATATAGTTTGCATAGAGCGTTGATTAAAATAGGGTTTGGAATTTTTCGATCTCCATCCTCTATTCTTTGTATATCGCTTCTTGCTACTGAAAGACCATTTTTTTCTAATTTTAAACGTGTCTGCTCTAGTGTGTATCCTTTTTCTTGTCTCTGCTGTTTCATTAAGCTAGATAATTTATTTATTTCAGAATCATTTAATTTCATATTATGCCTCCGTAAATAATTTTTTTCATTATATCATTTTTACAAAAATAAAAAATATCTTTTTAGCTATTTTTAAAAATAATTGTTGCTTTTAAGCTATATTTATGGTATAACACAAGCAAAGAAAGAGCTAATTAGATAAAAAATTAAGAGAAAAAAAGCTAATTTGCAAAAGGAGAGAAGATATGGAAATCAAAGAAAAAATTGAAAAACAATTAAAAGAAAAAGAAAATCAATTTATGAGAGTATTCGAAAAATATGATAGTGCATCCGGTGAAGAGAGAGAGAAATACAGACATGAATTAGAAATTGCGGAATCTCATGTTAGAAGATTAGAAATAGCTTTAAAAAATATTTGAGGAATAAGAAATTCTTATTCCTCGTCGTTATATTTATAAAATATATTATTTGATTTTTTTAAATAGTTCTGAATACTTACAATTCAAAACTTTACATAGTTTTTCAGCATCTCCTTTTTGTAAAAAATCTAATGTATTTTCATAATAAGCTGTAAGTATCTCAAAATCTATCTTTGTGATTGCCCAAACCTCAAAAAACGTAAATCCTTTTTCTTGAAAAAGTTCTTTTAAGCGAAATTCTAACATAAGCTTCTCCTAATAAATAATAGAAATCTAACGGAGGTAAGTATGAAAAAAACACAAATATCTGAAATGTCTATTGATGAAATTATGAAAGCTATAATGTCTGATTATATTTCTGGAGTTTCTTTAAAAAAAATTCATGAAATATACGGAGATTTTGGTCAACAATATATAAAAAAATATATACAACAATCTCCCAATTACGCTTGGTATGATTTTTTTAATACCGGAAATAATGACCTTTTAAAACGAGAAATTTTAAAAAAATTTATAAAATGCACCTCAATGAAAGCAATAAAAAAACAATATGGGGAATATGGGATATTTATTATTTCCAAATT